AGGTCGAACTGACAAACAGATGCTTGTGAAGTCAACGCACAAACATCTATTTCTACCGCGCTAACCGTTCCGTCAACTGCGGAAAAATCACATCCTGACTCAGCTAACACGCGGTCAAATACAACCGTTGCAATTTTAGTTTTGTTTTTGATACCCGGAAGGACACGGTAGTTAGTTACTGCGTTCTCCATTCCGTAAAGGATAGAGTAATACTCGGATGGGTTTGCTTGAAGCAACGCGCTCGCGTCAACTGTCAAGTCGAATTTGTACTTTTTAGCCATTTCTTATTTCTTTAAGAAGTTAATTACATTACTAAATTTCTGCGCCGCGCTCATTTCAATTTCCTCAACGGATGCGACTTCCTCCGTTTCAGTTAATTCGTTTTTAAGGTCTGCAATGACTTGCAAAAGTTCGCTAATTCTCTGCTCAAGAACTGGGTTAACGATTGCAAGAATAGCCTCTGCATCTGCAACGGGGTCAATAGCCGCCTCAACTTCTTCGACAATTGTCTCTTCTTCGACAACTACCTCTTCTTTTGATTCTTCCATTTCCTCATCTTTCGACGCTTCAACTTCCATCGCTACCTCTTCGGCTTGTGGCTCTTGAACTTCAACAACAACACCGTCTTTAATAACGATGATTGTTCCATCCTCAAGCGTGTGTTTTCCGTCTGGTAACATATTATTTGTATTTATTTGGTTGCTTAATTTAAGACCAAGAAAGCCCTCAATAGAAAAGCCTACTTGACCCGCTTCGACTAACTTATTGTAATACTCAGTATCGGTTACTTGAGCCGTCACCATAAGTGTCCCTTTAGGTACTGAAATACCGAACGTGCTTTTTGCTTTGTCCGCGTCGGGGTTGTCAACAAGCCACGCTTCAAGAATGTAGGCAGGTACTATCTTATCTCCTTCGTGTTCAAGATTAAACAAGTTGCGGTTGTTTAAATTCAACATGAAGTCCTTGAAAATAGTGTCTATTTCGGTCTCAGTAAATTGAACGTAATATTCGCCCATTTCGTCGTCACGTCTGTAAATGTCCATAGGAATCATTGCAGGTGCAGTAATCCGATATTTCTTTTCGTCTGCGAAGTGACTTTTTGCTTGGGACTTAAACGCGACACCCTTAACCAATACGGCAGGGTTTGCGGTGAACGCTATAGCATCAACTCCAAGTGGCTCGGTGCCGTCATTGTAGGCTTCGTCGATTGTGATTTTGTAAGTAGGTAAACCTTCCATTGACTTAATAAGTACACGAAAAATGTTTTGGTTAATTTTTAAACATAATTTTTATACCTTTGGTTAAAATCTAAGCAATGATACAGATGTACGGGGTCGAAATTCCCAACAACCTAAACGAGTTGACCGTTCAACAATTCGACGAACTCAACAAAATTGAAAATAACCAAGAGTTAGATACCATTGAAAAGTGGATTGAAAAGTTTATATACTTGGGTGTGCCAGAATCCGCATTTGACAAAATGGAACTTGAAGAGTTTACAAATTACATCAAGGTATTTAACAAGTCAGAAGTTCCAAGTGGCGACAAAGTGACCGAGTTAGTCATTGATAAATATACCTACCAAGCGAATGAATCAATAGGAGTTAAAGACCTCGGACTTCTTGAGCGAATTTATCGCAGCCAAGCGGATGATTTTTGCGCTCAAACTTTAGCCATACTTTTTAAGCGTACCGACCTAACTAGAACCGAACACTACGCACCTGCGCACTTGAAGTTTAAGGTTAACTTAATGAAGAAACAAAGCGCGGAAATAGCCTTCCCGTACATCATGGAGATACTTTCAAAAATCACTAAGATAGCTGAAAAGAAAGTTGACGAAGTTAAAGACGACGTAACAGAATAAGGGTGACTTTACCTAGAAATTGGAACGAAGTTAGTGTAAATCAGTGGGTCGAACTAAGCACCATTGACCCGACCGAATTTAACAGCGTCTTCCTGCAAACTATCGAAGCTCTTTCTATTCTCTCCGATACAGACCCCGAAGAGTTGGAGGACCTTGACCCCGAAGAACTACTTAACCTTGCGAGTAAAGTTCAATTTATTAAGCGTGAGCCGTCCAACAAACCTCAAGAATTGGTTACATGGTTTAGATTAAAACCGTTGGATGCGCTTACCTTAGGGGAATTTATCGACCTTGAATACTATACCACCAATTTAGCGGAAAATTTTACCCTCATCCTATCTATACTTTACAAGCGGTGGAAAAGTGATGAGTGGGGAAACCTTGTTTTTGAGCCTTACATCTACAAGCTAAACGAACGCAAAGAAATGTTTAATGAGGTCAGTATTAACGAAGTCTTTGGTGCGGTAAACAATTACGTTAACTACTCGAATGACTTTAAGAAACGTTATGAGAATCTGTTTAACCCCGTAATCGAAGAGGAAGAGCCTATCGAGTTAGACGAAGATGACCTCAAAGCCGAAGCCGAAGAACAACGCTTTAACAAATGGTCGTGGGAAAAATTACTATACGACCTATCTAACCAAGACCTCACGAAAATAGATGCAGTTACAGACTTGCCTTTGGTGTTCGTGTTTAATATGCTGTCAATGGTCGAGGAACTACAACTCAATAAAGAATAATTTACCAGTTCCACCAATTAGTCGCGTAGTTAAATTCTCCGTTCCACTTAGAACCATCAGCACCAAACAAATTATAGGTAAGTTCAAGTTTAATATTGTCAGGTGTTACGTTGATTGTTGCCACGTCTAAAATTGGGTAGGTCTTTTGCATCCACTCCAAGTATTCGCCTACAGCATCTGAAATGAACTGTTGTCCTAAAGGTGACTCAATGGCTTTTTGAGTAATGAAGTAAGGTCGAATCTCGCCGCCGTTCGTTAGCTTAGCCCCTTTGTCAAGAAACATATAGTAATAAATAGCGTTGATTGTAACGTAAAGCCTATTCAAGTCACCACTTGCCGCCGATATACGGATTGAATCGTGCATCGTTCCCGTCCCTTCACCGCTCTCATTGAATCCGATTTGGTTAATGGTTTGCTGAATTGCTTTTTGTAGCTTAAAGCGGGTTTTATATTTGATTTTGAATTGACCTTCCATAACCTTAAAAGTATTGCGTTCGTGTTTTGGTTAAATGATTGCCCACTTTCCCGAAGCGTAACAGATTAAAGTAAGGCTGTCAAATGGTGCTATTGTAATCGTTGCACCCGAGCCGTCTATTGTCGCTGAAGTTGGATATAGAAAAGTATTGTAATCCGTTGACTTAATAACTACCACTTTGCCGATTATTTCCGCAGGTGGCAAGTAAACATCTATTGCTGCAGGTGGTGTGCAAACAACGCAATAGTCCTCGCTTGTCATGTAGTAATTAACACCCGTGTCGATGACCTTAAAAGCAACAGCCCCCGACAAGTTGAGCGTCTTGACATTTGCAACGTCCGCACTCATTCGCTCGGTAACTATTCCCGTTTGGTCGAGCATCTTATTGTTACCTACAATAATCCCATTCACACCCGGTTGAATCACGTTCCCTTGTCCGTAAATCGCACTCGTTGAAGTGTTAGGTATTACGTTCCCTACAAATGTATTGTCCCAATGGATGCTGCCCGTATGCGTTGATAGGTCGCCGATAGTGGTAGGTGTTACATCGGCTTTCTTGAATGGTGCTAAATCAATCTCAGTATCCGCACTCATTAACTCAACTTTCGTTAAGTTGTTCGCGTTGCAGTCGTAGTCAATTACTTTGTTAATGGTCCACCAACTATTATCAATACGAATCTTAGAATTTAATTTGAGGCTTTGAATGTCATCCTCGCGTAGGTTGAAGTAAGCCGTCAACATCTTACCTACGTTGATTTGATTAACGGTTCTTCTCCAGTAAAGGTTGTATAGGTTGTTATTCGTAATCGAGTAACCCTCATAAAACATGTAGTCAGGTTGAGCAAACAAAATGTCGAAGGTCGGGTTGGTCGGATTGTCCCAATGGTGCAAAATTGGGTAGGTTGTTACGTTCGTTTCGCCTGTCGTTCCATAGTTGTATAAGTTGTAAGCGTCGCACGTTCCCTCGCCCCCGTCGTATAAAATTCTTATGTTCACTTTTGGCGCACCTGAGAGTAAAGGTAGGTAAGCGTTAAACGTGCTTTGTCCTATTGGTGTAGGACTGAAAAGAATCTCTTTAGTATCTATTCCCTTAACATACTCATTGTCGAAGATATACTCTAATTGACCGTAAATTTCTTTTGTCGCTTCAAAGTAGATTTTGTTAGGGTCGTCGCTGTCATTCTTATAAGTGAGAATCAGTTTCTTCGCGCTCAACTCGGGAAGAAATTGAAGGGCTTGGTCTTTGTCTTTTGCGAGTTTATAAGTCCAGTCTATTTCAGCACCCGAATCGTAATAATCGTCACGGTGCATTAAAATAAGATTGTTAGGTGCTTCGGTATCTGGCTCAACGTAAAGGTTATACATCGTGAAAACTGACTTGATAAAATCAGCTTGTTTCACCTTGTTAGGTACCGCGTTGTTCATGTCAATGACCGCCCCATAACCGAGAATATTAGAGGAAGGTAAGATGCGCATAGAAATAGACGTGAAATCTATTTCAGTTGTTATTGGTGTAGGCGCACCTCCCGAAATAAATTGATTCCAAGAACCGTAATTGGCAGAAAATGATAAACCACCAAGTAAATCAATAGTATCTGTAGTGATTAAGTTACCTAATAAAATTGTAATTGTTCCCGAAATAGTACCCATGTTATTTACTCCGGGAACTAATAGCGACAATGAAGATAAGCTAATATTTGACTGTGCAAATGATATTGTATAAAATACACCATTTTTATTTATTGTAAAAAATGGAATAACTAAACCAAATCCATTTGAAGGTATATAGTGTAAATTAAAAGCCTGTGAATTTGTAAAATAAATATCTGCGCTAAATGTAATTTCTATTGCTATATTTTCACCGCCCTGCAAGTTCAACGGCACGTCGTATGTTCCCGTAGTGGGAGCGAATAAATTGAAGTTATCTTGTGTTTCAGTCCACCCCGTTAAAGGGTCGAAAAATGTACTTTCGCCACCAGTAACATTTAACGTAGTGTTAGCTGTTACCAAATAATCGTTATAATCTACAAGGTTCGCTTCACCGTTGAAAGGAATGATTAACTTGTCGAAGTGAGCCGCGCTTAACGTGTTCCAAGTGTACGAAAATCCTGCGTTTGAAAATATCCTATCGAAGTACGTCTTTGCATAAATGGCAGGTTTCATATCCTGCAAAAGGTAGTTGTTAGAATCCTTAAACGGAAGTAGATATTTGTAGCCGTCCGCTTGCGTATTGTCGTACGAATCAATTACATTTTCTGCGCGGTATTCATGGTTAAGGTCCGTGAAGTCCAAATCAGTTAGTTCCTTATTTCCTAACTTGGTATAGAAGTCACTCGATTCGTCTTTAATTAGTACCTCATACTCAACCTCATTCTCATAGTCCGCAGTAACTTGGGTTTTATTGATTCCGATTAACTGAATGTATCCACTCTCAAGTACGGGGATGCCGTTCTGAATTACCGAACATCTAGTCAACGTGTTTATGTTGAACGTACCCGCTTGTATGTTTACGTCGTAGTAATGATTAAGTAAGTTGTGGTTGTTGTCCGTACCCGTTAAAGTAATCGTCTTACTAAACGCCCCCGACTTTTTAGACACGTCGCGAATATCAGCAACCCCAAAATTAAGAGGGAAAGCCGT